CAGAGAATCAGAACCTACCTCCTGGCCCCGATGTTAACTTTGGTGCCCAAGTTCAACCTAACGAAAGCACAGAAATCGACATTGGTGAAGGTCAACCGCAAGGTGAAACCTACCCAGCAGTTGAAGGACAAATGACTGCTGAAGAGCATAAGGCAAAGGAGGAGGCTGAGGCTGAAGATCGTGTCGCTAGAGCCAAGCGTGCTTCTGGCCCACGTAAGATGAGCCCAGATGAGCGCAAGGTTGTTGGATACTTTTTGACTGAGTATATTGCCGAAAAGGATCCAGTAACAAAGGTTGTCAATATGGATCAACTCCATCCTGACATCAAGCCTTGGTTCTATCCAAGTATGGCTAAGAACCTCATCAATCGTGGTGTGTTCAACGCCGTTATTGATGAAGAAACCAAGAGCTTGACTGGTGTTTATCTTACAGAAGTTGGTGCTGATTTATACTTCCGTATGAATCGCAAGCCTGATACTGTGGCCAGAACTCCTGGCCGGAAAGGCCGGCCAGCGGCCAATAGTCCTAATGCAGCGCCTGGTGAAGTTAAGTATCCTGACAATTTGCGCATACGCAAGTTGGTGGAAGGCAATCCACGTCAAATTGGTAGTCACGGATACCATGCTTTCAACTTGTATGAAGATGGTATGACTTACCGTGAATACTTGCGCAAGGCTTACGACAAGACACTTAGGTCAGAAGGAACTGGCGCAGAGTTCTCTGGTCCTAAGCTTCACCATTGGGATTGGGACTTGCTACACGGTTTCATTGGTATATACCATGAGGACCAGCCGGAATTGTTGGATGATGGTTCGCCTAATCCTAATTTCTGGTTCGTCAATCTAGCCTCAACTAGAAAGATGCGCAAGTCTAATAAGGTCGAACAACCGCCAGCAGAAGCGGAAGTTGAAGCAGAAACAATAACAGAATAACAATAAACAATTGACCCTGCTAGTGAATACTAGCAGGGTCAATTGTTAGTAGGAGATGCATAATGAGAAATGTATGAGTGTCCGGCCCAATCACTTCTCGTCTAATAAACATATGGTTTTTAGACGAAACGAACTATAAGCGCGATCCGCGCCTAAGTCTAGAGGGAAAATAAAATGCCACTATCATCAGAACAAATAGAGTTAATTGATAAATTGATTGCTGAATTACATAATACACAAAGCAGCATATTTATGCTAAAAGCAGAATTAGATGCAGACTTAGAAGATGTTGATGATGAACATAAAGAGTCTGTTGAAGAAACGATGAATTACTTGGAGGATGCGGAATCAGAAATTGATAACATTGTCAATCTTCTGAATTCTGCTAAGTAACGATCATATATCCATAATCTTATCTCTAAATTGGCGCCAGTTAGCCACTACGCGCAACGCTTTAGGTGTTAGTGTATGGCTATCTGGCGCCACATATCCGTAATCCATCGCTATTTCTCTATAGAAATTGAATTTCTGATTGGTTTCTTTACCAAACTCAGTTTCAATATTATACCACGACACCTTCTGGCCGTGCTCTTTTAGATGCGCGATCAAGCATATGCACCAGAGGAAATTCAATTTATCAATAATCGATATTCGTTTGTCTGTCGATCTGATCATAACAGTAAAGCTTTAGGCTAGACTCCCGCTCGCGATCCCGCTACTATTACCGTTCGATTAAAGAAAGAAGGTCAGAAGTAATTGTAATTTACTCCTGACCTTCTAGTTTCCCGAAAGCCATTCAGTCATCATCTGGGGGAGGAAAACTAAATGGTATATACTATATATAGCGAAACGGAAGAAACGTCTAGTAGTGTTCTAAATAGAAATATCGTTACTATAGCAAGAGCATTAAATGGCAAAAAGCTCAATAAAACAATATATAAAAACGGTCATTCTATACCTTATGATAATGCGTTTTATTACAAATTCTTCAATAAAGAAATTGAATGCTTAGATGATCTATGTCAATTAGTGTCGTTTCTTCTGGGCAGACCGCAAAGCTGTCTAATCAGAGGGATTGCTAAAGACGATAGTATCAATAAGCAACGTAGATTGTTTTATGATGATAAGAAAACCGGCGATCCAGCAACCATTATTGAACAAGAACAAAATTGGTATGCATTAGATATTGATGGTTATGGACAATCGACTGGTAATTTAAAGTTAGATACAAAGAACGTTCTCCTGGCGCTCGGGCTTGATAACGTCCAGGCTTTCGCTATTCCATCTGCTAGTTATATGATAAAAGAAGGCATAAGGATCAGACTATTCTTATGGAATAGTATGAAAGTGTCATGCTTGACTCTTAAGAAATATTTTGATAAGATTGTCGATCCTGCGTTATTTCATCCAATACAGCCTATATATGTAGCAAGACCAACTTTTGTAGATATGAATGATCCTTGTAAAGAACGAATTGCTTGGATACCGGGAGAACAGATATATACAGAAATAGTTGATGTATTACCTTATGGAGGAAGTAATAGCCAAGAACGCAAATATACTAAGAAACAAGCGGAAGCATTTCTGCGTAATCCTAGACCAGTTCCTAAACATATTGATAGTAGAATATTGTGGGAATATAAAGAAACAGAACGACATCCAGCATTATTTAAAGTAGCAGTATTTATGGGCAAATTGATATGGCAAGAAGTGTTGGATGAGGATATTGTTGTTGAAGATTTAATGGATAATTGCGCATACTACTGGGGTGGTAATGCTAAGAATGACTTGCGAACTATACTTGATGGAATAAAGCGCGGTAAACAAAGAGCAATGGAGGGCAATGATGAGTTCTAAGAAAAGAATGTCACCGCAAGAGGCCAAAGAAACAATGGAAGAAATAAAAGATATTTGTTCGAAACTTGTTCCAATAGCCAATAAATTGAATGTTTCTTATACTGTTAAATTGGGCGATGAAATAATGAAAATCTATGATAAATTATGGATGATGACTATAAAAATGGAAAACTATATAACACCTGATGAAATGCGTGCTATTTTTGCTTTAGAAGATCAAGAAAGGGAGGGGAACAATAATGTCTGATCAAAATAGAGTATTTGAAATACTTAATGATATAGAACATTTTATAGATGAAATACAAAAGGAGGATGATCATAATGAAAAGAGATTGAAACTATTCCGTAATCAACAATTTTTTAAATGGATATGGGAATTACGAGGGCTAGACGGATATCAATTTGATCGTATTATTGAAGAAATTAATCAAATATTTCCTAAGTCAAAAACAGATCTTAAAGATAAAATCAAACGCAAATTGGAGGAAATTGAAAAAAGTCAAGTCAAAGAACATTTGAATAAATTTACTGATGCTGATATAGAATCATTACCTATGAAAAATGGTCAATTGGTCGCTACTCCTGGCGTGTTAGAGAGGGTGTTGCTAGGAGCGAAACGAATCAAATTTGTATACGATACTATTTCCCACAAAGTATATTTCTCACAAATCGATTGGGATGAATTAGAGAAACCATTTGAATTACCATTGGTGGGCACTGATAAAATAGATCAATATCATAGATATACAGGATCAACAGTAAATCAAACAAGATTAAAAACTATATTGGGTGTTGATAGTCGTTTATTTCCAAATGAAATTCATTTTAGTGCTTTAGATGATGCAGTAGAAATAGTTGCTAAGCGTAATCAAGTTGATTTTTATCAAAGATGGATGGAGAGCGCAGAAGGATTATGGGATGGCATAGATCGTTATAATGGAGAAAATTGCTGGGTAGTAAAACATTTCTGGGCCGAACCTAACGAATGGACATACGCTTGGGCTAGAGTATTTATGCTAACTTTGGTCAATAGATGTTTCGAGCCTGGTTGTCAAATACGATATTGGTTTGCTATACAAGGAGCGCAAGCAATAGGTAAAACAAAACTTTGTGAAAGTATTGTTCCAGAAAATTGGTATGTAAGCACATCATTAAATCTAGCCAATCATAATGAAGTTGAATTCTATAGAACTACATATGATAGAGCGTCTGTTGAATTACCAGAATTGGGCAATTTGCCCAAAGTAGATCAAAATGTTTGGAAAAGAATAACTACAGAAAGAAAATGCACTTTTAGAGATTTGTATAAACCAGTAGTTGATCATCCAAAAAGATCAATTTATATCGTTACTACAAACGATGCAAAATTCTTACGTGATCCTACTGGCGAGACTAGAGCAGCACCCATTAATCTTACGATGCCAGAAGGAACGTTTGTTAATTGGGAATTATTTCAAAAAGAGTATCCACAGATATTATCTCAAGCAATTCATATGTATCGCAACGGTAATAATAAATTCTTTTCACAAGAAGAAATATTACTACAAAAGGATGAAACGGCAAAGAGAGATACTACTGATGAAACATTTGAGTATCAAGTAATCAACGATTATTTGAATGAAGATAATTATCAAGAGATAGCAGATGTTGAAGGTATTTATTTGGATAGAGTTTATAATTTTATGTATGATAAATATCAAATGCCGAAACATATTGCGATGAAACATTCTAGACTGCTGGGTCGTGCTTTAGTCAAATTCGGATATGAAAGTGACGGTAAGTGCATCATATTCCAGGTAGCAATCAAATGAAAGCAAGAATGTGGTTTAAAGTAAACTTAGAAGTAACCAAGTGAATTTAGTTTCGGTTACTTTAATTGATATAGATTAATCCGTTATTATTAAAGAAAAAAATTCGTTATTGTTCCAAAGTAACCGAAGTAACTATAAAAGGAGGAAAAGTAATGGGAATTTCTAGAACGGATTTTTTTTTTTAAAACGTATAACGATACAAGTACCGATTTACTAGTTACTTACTTTACTAGTTACTTTTAGATCGTAACGATATAGCTGAAATAGGAGCCCAGGAGTAATGCTTGAAAGAGATTTGGCAAATGATTTCACTGAAACATTTAGAGAATATCAAATATGGGTTCCAAATAATCGCACGGCAGGCTGGCCAGATAGAGGCGTGCAAATAAACAACTCGCGTATCATTTGGTTTGAACTTAAGATAATACAACACAAACTTCAATCTACAACAGTATCAATAAATACATTCACTAAAGAACAAGCTGCTTGGATGGCTAAATGGCAACGATCAGGTGGATTTTGTTATTTGTTCTTAGGGATTGTAGATCGTGACAGTAACGAATTTCTCAACTATTCAATATTGCGTTGCAGTAACTGGAACACATGGTTAAGTGTTCCATACAGTAAAGTTAGACTCGAACAACTATTATTATTTGAAGATAGACTTGGTATATTAGATTGGTTCAAAGATTTGTTTGTGCCAAAAGATGTAAGTAATAAAAAAGGATAGCTCGCGCGATCGTTACTAGACGACGTTACGATAAAAGAGTTAGATAGTTCATTCTGCGGATAGAACGAATTGCCAGATGGTTTCGAGCCTCATACTGAGCTAGCACGCATTTATACTTTGCGTGAACTTATGACAGAGTGTAGGCAACGCGTGCCTACAGTGCTAAATCATATCGACTCTATGTTTGCTGATCCTGAGCTACCACATGGCGAAAGGATCAAATTAATTGAGCTTGTATTGAACAGGGCTTTTGGTAAGCCCCGACAACACGTATATATTTCAGACGATACTGGAGCGAATCAAAGTGCCAGTAGAGTCAAAGTGTATATACCGGATAATAACAGATCTAATGTTCCCACTAACGTTATAGATGTGGAAACATAGATCATGTGGGATGGGTGGGACAGCAATAACGATATAGGGCCACAGAAAGGACCACAAGAAACGTTTCTTGCTACTAGTGCAGACATTGCTATATATGGAGGTGCTGCTGGCGGGGGCAAAACATATGCTCTGTTACTTGAGCCTTTACGACACATAGATAATCCTGATTTCGGATCAGTTATCTTTCGTCGTGAGGCCATTCAAATAACATCTGAAGGAGGGTTGTTCGACACTAGTTTCCAAATATACATGCGTGTTGATGGTATGCCTAAACTATCACCACAGCGCATGTGGAATTTTCCTTCCGGCTCTACAATAACGTTTAGTCACCTTCATAATGAAGCGGATGTTGGTGATTGGCAAGGCAGTCAAATACCATTAATTGGTTACGATGAACTAACGCACTTCACTGAGAAACAATTTTGGTATATGCTGTCTCGTAATCGTTCTATGTGTGGAGTTAGACCATACGTTAGAGCGACTTGTAATCCAGACGCTGATAGTTGGGTAGCAAATATGGTTTCTTGGTATATTGACCAAGATACTGGTTATCCAATACCGGAACGATCAGGCATTATACGTTGGTTCATTCGCGCTGATGATCATATGATTTGGGGACATTCACGCCAGGATTTAGCACAAAGATACCCTGGTATGATACCTAAATCATTTACGTTCGTTCCTGCTACGTTGTCAGACAATTTAATTCTAGAACAAAATGATCCAGAATACAAAGCTAATCTTATGATGCTCAATAGAGTTGAGCGTGAAAGATTGCTTGCTGGCAATTGGAAAATTCGTCCTTCAGCCGGATCGTATTTTCCACAAACAGCTATTAGAACGATTTCAGCTATACCTACAGATGTAAGTAATTGGGTGCGCCGATGGGATTTAGCAGCTACTGAGCCTAGTGAATTGAATCCTTCGCCTAGTGCCACAGCATCTATACTTATGGGTAGACGTTCTAATGGGCGTTTTGTTATTGCCGATGCTATTAATATACGCCGTAATGCAAATATTATTAGGGACACTTTGCTTAGTATTGCTGAGCAAGACAGAGTTAATTACCAACGAGTTACAACTGTTATTCCGCAAGATCCAGGACAAGCCGGAAAAGATCAAGCTGCTAGCTTGATTAATCTATTGTCTGGATTCAAAGTAAAAGCAATAAGGGAGACAGGGCCGAAAGAAACGAGAGCAGAACCATTATCTGCTCAATGGCAAGCAGGTAACGTTGATATTGTAGAAGGATTTTGGAACAAAGATTATTTGAAAGAAATGGCTGTGTTTCCTGAAGGCGATCACGATGACTACGTGGACGCCAGTAGTGGCGCTTTTCTTGAATGTATAAGTTCAACTAGTAATTATGATCGTTGGAAAGCATTAGCTGAATGAATGAAATCCGTAAAGATATGCGATATGACGGATTCATGAATGTATTGAGTGGATTAAACACGCCTGGTCTAGATCGCTCCACAGCTACATATCAATCAAGTTACGCTCGTGTTCGTTCAACTTATGATTTGACTAATCTCTATATCTCTAATGGTCTAGCACAAAAGATAGTAGATAGGCCAGCGGATGATGCCTTTCAAAGAGGATTAGAGATTGAAGGTGACGAAGATGATCTAATACTAGCTGAATATGATCGTTTGTCTGTATTAACGAAAATGGCTGAAGCTATTAAATGGATGCGTCTATATGGTGCTGCTGTTATACTTGTTCTTGCTAAAGATGGAGGTGAACTAACAGATCCATTGAATCTAGATACGCTTGATACAGTTGAGGATTTACGCGTATATGATTTGAATTGTATTAGAGGCACAGACAGATATTACTTAGATGATACAGATCCAACTACATTTGGTAAAGTTGAATACTATGAATTGATACCTTACAATGCTCCTGCAATACTTGTTCATGAATCAAGACTAATACCAGTTGGTGGTGATCCATTACCTACTGGTCTTGTATGGTATAACAGAGTATATTGGGCTGGTCGCTCTAATCTAGAAGCTTGTTACAAAGATTTGGTTCGTTATGATCAAGGATTAGAATGGTCACTAAGGTTACTTGAAAGAAAACAACAAGGTATATATAAGATGCAAGGATTGGGCAATATGTTTGCCCAAGGCGATGATGCTCTTGTAGCAAAACGAATCAATCTAGTTGATCTAGTTAGATCCAATCTAAATTCAATTGTAGTAGATGGAGAAGATGACTATAATATCTTGACTGCTGGTATGGATGGCATTCAAGCTATGATAGTAGAGTATCAGAACGCACTATCAGCATCAAGTAGTTTACCTGTAACAATACTATTCGGTAAATCAACTACTGGACTCAATAATACTGGATCTGGTGACTTAGAAGCATACTATGGAATGGTAGGTCATATACAAAGTGTAAATGCTAAACCAGCATTAGAGAAACTAACATCAATACTATGGGTTCAAAAATCACTAAAAGGTAAAGCGCCTGAAGATTGGAAAATTGAATTTAATCCGCTATGGATACCAACTGATCTAGAGAAAGCGCAGACAGAGCAAGCTGAATCTCAAGCAACAGCTAATACTGTAAATGCTCTAGTAACGCTAATGAATAATGAGATACTGGCACCAGAAGAAATTCGTAAGATCATTGTAAATAAATTTAGTGACTTTGACTTCTCAGAAGAGTTGCCTGTGTTTCCTGAGACTGATCTTAGTTACGCTGAAGGTGTGGATACTACATTAATGGACGTGCCTGGCAAACAACCTCGCGCTATTGCCAATAGAGGCGCAGCGCCAGGAGTAACTGAAACATGAATATTCTTGTTGTTATACTTATTGTTGTATTAATTGTATTTGCCTTTGGTGGTAGCTGGGGATATCGGCAACCTTGGTATACACCAGCTTATGGTTACGGTGGAGGTTTGATATTTGTTATTCTATTAGTGGTTGTTATATTGGCGTTAATGGGTAGAATATAATGCCCAAGAAACGTAAAAAGATGACGCCTATGAAATACCCTATACACATAGAGGCAATCTATAGGCGGCAACTACGGTGGATGAATAACGAACAACGCAAATCTATTAAACATCATATTGTTCCTATTATTCCAAGTATAACAAAGGAAACATCCAATATACATGCGCTACCTACTGGCGAAGTAACGCAAGGCTCATATAGACATGATGCTTGGCAAGATGAACTATATGATGCTTTCCAAAAGATAGCTGAAGATATGGTTGGCCCACAGCAGTATGTAACGAAACAAATGATTAGTTATGGAGCTAAGATAAATGAACATAATAAAGATGAATGGAAGAAATTGATACGCTCACAATATGGAGTTAATCCAACAAGAGAGGATCCATCAACGTATCTACCACTAATGAGAAATTGGGCAAAGGATAATGCAGCACTCATTAAAGATATTCCTGAAAAGGCAATGAGACAAATAGCCGATCTAACGAGAGATACATTATTGTCGGGTAAATCACAACAAGATATGACAGATGAACTATACGATATACTAGATGAGAGAATGGATGTAACGGATAGTAGAGTCAATCTCATAGCTAGAGATCAAGTGGCTAAATTGAATGGTAGACTAACAAGAGAACGTCAAACAGATGTAGGTGTAGAGAGTTATATTTGGAGGACAGTTGGCGACGAACGTGTTAGAGATGAACATGATATGGTTGATGGTCAGACGTTTCAATGGGGTTCTCCGCCAGGAGAAACGGATGGTAATGAACCAGGTGAAGATTATCAATGTCGTTGTTGGGCAGAACCAGTATTGCCTGAATCGTTAGACGTTAGTGCTAGTCTACTTGAAGAAGAAATGGAAGATGCGTAATGACCGTTCGTTATGACATGATTCCGATTAAAGCTGTTACTGATCCTAAGACGGGATGGATCAAAGATAGACCTGTCGTTACTCGGTCAGGCATCTTTGCGTATCGTAAACGAGATGGCAAAATACAAAAAGAATTTAGGCCTGAGGATGAAGTATTCCATGAGGATAGTCTAGCATCATTGATGGGCATACCTATTACTGTCAATCATCCAGGTAAACTACTCAACAAAGATAATGCTGATGGTATAATCGGATCTGTTTTGTCTCCTGGATCTAGACAAGATTCAGATGTTGTCGCGGATGTAGTAATACACAAAGTCAATTCTATAGGAACCAAGCGTGAGTTGTCTCTTGGTTATGAATGTGATATAGACGAAACGCCAGGAGAATATAACGGCGAGCGATATGATTGTGTTCAAAGATCAATAAGATATAATCATCTTGCCACCGTATCTAAAGGGCGAGCCGGCAATGCTCGACTTAGACTTGACGCTACTGACGCGACATCTTTTGAATTGGAGGTAGAAATGTCTGAAACTAAACTCGTTACTGTTAGGCTTGATGAAATTGAATATCAAGCATCTCCTGAAGTAG